AAAAATAATTATACCTTTGCGCAACTCTCTCAATATGTATAAACTACTATACATTCTCTACATCCCACTTTTAATAATAGAGTGGCTCGCTGACATTGTTTCTAAAATTTGGGCAAGCATTCACGAATCTATTAGAGATGTGGCTCTTGTCTTAGAAAAACTAATCAACGAGCATGAGTTTACTGTCCAGAAGTCTCCAAAGAAAGGCTAACATCCCTACCCGTTTCAGCACGGATGCCCCTTTCCAGTTCGTTAACGGGATGCTGGTTCCCTATCAAGATAGTACCAAAAACTACATTATCAACGGATATAACGTTAATGATGTTATTTATTCCATTGTAAAACTGATTGTTGACAAAGCTAAGGTCGCGGCATGGGGATTATATAAGATTGAAGATGAAGCGGCATACAAACAGCTACAATCCTTAAAATCAAAAAGTAATCTTACTGCTAAAGAATATGTAACCTCTTTATCACTTCAGAAAAAGGCATTGATGCCTGTAAAAAATCCGGGTAAGTGGGGAGAGCTTCTAAAATATCCAAATGAACTTGATACTTGGAGCGAATTAATTGCCGGCGGTATTTCTTATAAACTAATCACAGGCAATAAATATAAATGGGGTGAAATTATTTCACAGGGAGCAAATAAAGGCGCTCCACTAAGAATAAAGCTTTTCCCATCTCATTTAATGCAGATTTTCGCAAGAGGGGTTTTCCCGAATGAAGAAATAACAGGTTTCGGGATCTCTGAAATACCAAAGTCTTTTTACGAACCAGAGACAATTTTACACGAAAAATATTTCAATCCAAACTGGTCATTAAATCACGATCAGCTTTATGGGATGTCTCCACTGAAAGCCGCGTTGTTAAGACTAAAGAAAAACAATTCGCTTACGCAGGCAGAGGCATCTACTTTCCAGAATGAAGGGATCAAAGGTATTTTGCACATGAAAGCGCAAATAGGACAGGTAGATGGAGATGATGCGCTCACAGAGGTAAGAAGGTTGAAAGAGATAATGATAACCGAATGGAATGGGATGCATAACCGTGGCCGTGTTGGTCTTGGCGCTTATGATATGGGCTATATTCCTATCGGCTTAACCTCTGAAGAAATGCAGCTTATAGAATCAATGATGTTAGATGTAAGGTTTTTCTGTTCCATTTACGGGGTTCCATCTCAATTACTGAATGACCCGATCAATAAAACTTACAATACTTATAAAGAAAGTGAACGGGCTTTGACGTCAAGATGCGCTTTACCTGAATTAAAATCTACTGCCGATGCTTTTAATAGAAAGGGTGAAGGATGGGGTCTGAAGAAAGGTGAAGTGTTAGACTACGATATGTCGGCGTACCCTGAACTTCAAGAAGATGTAAAAGATGTTGCAACGTGGACAAATCAATTAATAGCAATAAGTCCTAATGAACAAAGGGAATTATGCGGGTTGGCTGCTCTGCCTGACGAAGAAATGTCCGAACCGTGGGTAAATAGCATGGGAAGGCAACCATTGACAGATTTCCAAATGAATGAAGTAGATGAAAGTCTTAATGAAAACGAAAATGAAGAAGATGACACTCAAACAGATTCGGAGTAGCAGGCCTGAGATAGCTAAATTGGTAATGGAAAAGTATCCTAGAAATAAAGAGGAACGCAAGGGGTGCCAGACAGAAATAGCAAAGCGGGAGTATATGAGATGGCAATTAGCAAAAAGGTTGATGGAATCACCTGAAGTCGGAAAAGTAGAATATAAATCATGAATAAGAGAACATTTTTAAAAAGATTATCGGCCTTAGCTTTTGGGGTGGCAATAGGAAAAAGTTTGCCAATCCCTGACGTTACTACAACGGCCGTACAGACAACGGAGGCTGCCAACATGGAAGTTATAGCCGGATGGCTTCGTATTACTAGGAAATCTATGAACAACATTCCTGGGTTCATTGCATTTCTACAAAAAAGACTACCAGAGCAATTAAATGGATTAGAAAATGACACAGAATTAGTATGACACGCTTACAGCAAATAAAAGAGTTTGAGCGGGTGAACCGAAGGTTTGAAAAGAAATTCATGCCTAAAGTTCAACGTGCTATTCATTCACAAGTTAAGCCGGTGATCAGGCTTTTGCGTGAAGATGGATTTTCGGCAGCAAGGAGTTATTTATTAAAAAATGTCGGCAACGAAGAAATTGCAAAAGTCATTCGTGAATTATACCGGTCAGTTGGTTCAAAGTGGGCGCAGATAACTTATTCACGGTTACTTCCAGAGACAAGAGGTCAGAAGTTTAATAGCCTGACACTTCAACAAAAAGGGTTTGGGTTTAACTACCTGTGGACTCAATTCATCCTCGATTACCTTAAACAATTCCTTTTAGAGAAGATCACTTTTAAAATTGCTGAAACCACAAGAGATGCATTATTAAGAGTACTTTCTACTGCTACAGCTTCGGGAATGTCGATTGATCAAACTGTAGATCAGCTGGAAGATTGGCCTTATGAAAGATTTCAGGCCGCAAGGATAGTAAGAACAGAAACCAACAGGGCGGCTAATGTAGGTTCTACTGCACAGGCTGAAACGTCAAAATATGAGCAGCAAAAAGAATGGCAGAGCGCCGACGATAACAGGGTAAGAGGTAATCCGGTTACAGGTAAGAAAGATCATGCCGACCACTTTTCATTGGATGGCGTTAAGATTGATGCTGACGACTTTTTCCACGACCTGAGAAATGGCGATCAATTACAATTCCCAGGAGATCCAAACGCTAGTGCCGCAAGCTCAGTAAATTGTAGATGCCACGCCTCTTATACCCTCAAAAGAGATAGCAGCGGTAATTTAATTCCAAAAAGAAAAAGTACATCTGTAATATTCCCCGGGCAAACAAGACAACGACAAATTATTACTATATGAAAGAAATAAAATTATATAATGGGAGAGTAGCATTGGTTGACGACGACGATTTTGATCTTATGAATAATTATAAATGGTCAATACACAAAGCTGGAAATGTGGAATACGCCAGAAGTATGCCCGGGAAACAATATATGCACAGAATGATATTAAACCTGAATGATCCTAGAATATTGGTAGATCACATTGATCATAATGGGTTTAATAATACAAAAGAAAATTTGAGGGCTTGTAATAAGTCTTTAAATGGAGCCAATAGAAAATCTGCAAATAAAAATTCATTATCTAAACACGTAGGAGTTTATTGGTTTAAGCAAACAAATAGATGGCACGCAAGGGTGTGGAAGGAAAGGAAGTGTTATCATCTTGGATATTTTAAATCAGAATCAGATGCTGCATTAGCATATAATAAAAAAGCTACTGAGTTACATGGGGAATTTGCCCATATAAACAATATAAACTAACTGAAATGGCACAATTCAGATTTGTGGTAGACGGAGACTTCGTAGATTTTTACGATGGCACCCAGCACGTATTTAGAGTTAGGAATACGACGCAAGATGTAGATTGGTATTATGAAACAGCTCCAGGAATAAAGTTTGAAGTAGACGGGCATGGATATAATACGATCCCTTCCGAAATAGAAATTGATGGGGTTACTCTTTCAGCGAACACAGAATTTGATGCAGCGATAGTAGCTATTTTCCCAAATTTAGCCGGAGGTGAAGGCGGGACAACAACCCTGGCAGATGTACTTGCAGAAGGTAATTCCGCTGGTGATTTAAGAATAACAGATTTAGATGATCCAGCAAGCGGTCAAGACGCAGCAACTAAAGCATTTGTTGAAAATAGCTTCGAAGGAAATTTAGGATACATTTCATATCATGCAATACTTAGTCAATCGGGCACAAGCAATCCTGTTGCAAATGTTCAGAAGAATACATTACCTGGCGGTGCTATTGCGTGGACAAGAACAGGCGTTGGAGAATATCAAGGAGTTTTAACTGGCGCATTTATAGAAAATAAAACAATGATATTCCCAAGTAGTCACAGTCTGTTTTTAGGGATGGCCATAATATCTTGGGTTGACGTTAATACGATAACGATATCTACAAGTGACAATGGTAATCCTGCAGATTCAATAATCGGAGCAAATGGGTTTTTAAAATTCATTGAGATAAGAGTGTATAATTAATAATCGTCATGGAAGTCAACATTGTCACGTTCGTTCTTGATGACAGTAAAATAGAACTCTAAAAAACTTATAACTATGAAACAGTTTAAAACCTTTAGCACATTAATAAAAGACGTTGACCGGAAAGGTCGTGTTTTGGTTGCTGCCAATGCCATAGGGAATGTAGATTCTGACAATGATCGTTCCATGAACGGTTCTTTTAATAAGACAATAAAGGAAAATTTTAGCCGTGTTAAATGGTTTTTAAATCATGATACAAGGATGCTTTTAGGCGTCCCAATCGAAGCAAAGGAAAGATCTGCTTATCTACAAGTTCTTGGTCAACTCAACATGAACAAAGAAATAAGCAGGGATATTTACGAAGATTATAAACTATACGCTGAACATGGAAGGACATTAGAACACTCAATCGGGGTGGAGGCTAAGAAGTTTAAAATGGTCGATAATGTTAGAGAGATAATAGAATGGATGTGGTGGGAATATTCTACGCTAACTTCTTGGGGAGCAAACTCAGACACTCCCCTACTCGACATAAAATCTGCACCTTCGGTGTATGATGAAATTCAATGGCAAGAGCAGAGGTTGAAAAAAGGAAAGTATTCAGATAAAAAGTTTAAAGAAATAGATTTATATTTGTCAAAGTTAAAGCGATCACTTAGCAGGGAGCCGGACTTTAAGAGCACCACTTACCTGAATAAGCCGAGAGCAAAAGCGATAGATAACTTTATTGATTCGCTAAACTAAAATAACGTTCACTTAGTGCGGAGCCGGACTCCATAGAGAGCACCACTTACAAACATAAGCCGAATGTGAGGTCACTCAAAACGTGAGTGGCATTATTATTTACTCACTTTAAAACATTCGGTTTATGAAACGAACTTTCGTAAAGTTCCCCTGCAGGGGAATTCTCCCGCGTATAATTTCCCATCGTCAGCAAATCGGTTCAGGTTGTCACAACATTGCATATAAGACTGATGCTATGGATGACGATGATGAAGAAGAATTATTGGACAAAAAACTCGGCGCCGTTAAGAGCGCACTGGAAAAACATCTCACCCGTCAGCAAAGAGAAAACCTTGAAAAGTTAGAGGAAACGATCGAGGAAAAACTTGCAAAAAGGCTTGAAAAAAAGAGTGCAACGTTTCAGGAAAATCTTGATAATGCGAACAGGATTATCTCTGAAATGAAGACGGCGAATGAAGATAGCCAGAAGTTAGTCACAGCCGCAACAACAAAAACAGCCGAACTCGAAAAACTTGTTGGCGAACAAAAAGAAAGAGCTGACAAAAACCAAGGAGTTATTGACTCCTTTGTGGTAAATAAGGACAAAGAAAGACATCAGGAAAAAGCAAAAACGTTTGAGTCAGTTATCAAAGAAGCTGTTTTGGAAAATCAGGATGGTATTCAAAAATTTGCCCGCAAAGAAACCAAGAGCCTTATCATTGATTTAAAAGTAGTTGGTGATATGACTACTGGCAACGTAACATCAGGCACACGTTACGGTCAAATCTTTGCTCCATCAATCATTCAACAGGCATACAGAAGGGTTCATGTTCGTGACTTTATCCCAATTGATACAGCCGGCCCGGGTAATACTTTCACATTCATGAGAGAGTTGACTACAGGTGAAGGTGACATAGCGCCTACTGCAGAAACTTCCACAAAACCGCAATTGGACCTGGATTTGGCGGAATCAACCGTGAATTTTGAAACGATTGCAGGTTGGCTCCGCGTCACCCGCAAGGCTATGAACAACATTCCGGGGTTTATTGCTTGGCTGCAAAGAAGGCTTCCTGAAAAATTGATGCGTGTTGAAGATGCACAAATACTGTATGGGGATGGCAATACTCCGAATTTAAAAGGTATCAGCCATGCCGATAATAATACAGCAGAAACTTCCACAGCTACAGTATTGGCAGAAAAGATCATTGACGCGATCAGTCAGTTGGAAGACGATAACGAACGCTATGCTACAGGTGTTGTTATTAGGCCGAAAGAGTATTACAATTTCTTCAAAAATAAAGCAAGTGGATCAGGTGAATATGATCTGCCCCGCAATTTCATTTTCGTAAATGGTATTCTGTCTGTATCTGGTATTCCTGTTATTCCGACTACTGCAGTAACGGATGGAGATTTCTTTGTCGGCGACTGGACAGATGGTGCACAACTGTTGATCCAGGAAAGTATGCGGATGGAATTCTTTGAACAGGATGGAACTAATGTCAGAGAAAATAAAGTTACAGTCCGTATTGAAGAAACGGTCGCATTCCCTGTTTATGGCGAAAGCTATTTCATTATGGGTGAAGTACCTGCAGAATCGTAATCGTGAATTACAGAAGGAATGAAGATAAGCTGGTAAGTGATTCTCCAATTGGGGCTGCTTACAATCACATCTATAGTGTGGATGATATTTCTATCGAAAGTGGTGAGCCGACCGAACCGGTTACGCTGCAAGAAATGAAAGATTATCTGAGAATTGATGGATCGCAAGATGACAGTCCCGGTGATGAGTTTGATTTCGACGATGAGTTGATAGAGGATTTAATCGCTGAAGGCAGAATATGGGTAGAAAATTTTACAGGTCTTCATTTAATACAAAAGTCATTAAAAGTAGTTCTTTTAAATCAGGCCGGCATGATTGAATTACCGGGGCCGGTAACCAGTACGGTTGTAATTAAAAATATGGATGGTGAAGTTACCGATGCTGACACGTATGTTTTTATTGGTTCATCATTCCTGAAGTTGGTTACCCCTTTTTGTGACAAGATCATTTTAGAGTACGAAGCTGGTTATACAAGGACAACAACTCCAAGAGGATTGAAGGGAGCAATAAAATCTTACGTAGCTGACCACTTTGAATATAGAGGTGATGATGATAAGACAGCGAATGAAAGAGCAGCAAGAAAGGCACGTCCATATCGAAGACTTTCAACTTTTGTATAATGGGAATTGGTCAACGAAAACGGATCACGCTATCGCAGGTTTTGGTTACTCAAAACTCCGAGGGAGAAAACATTGAATCGGAAGGAGCTTTTTTTAAAGCATGGGCAGAAGTTTCCAATCCATCTGGGTTCAGGGATTATATAAACGGTCAAACTCAATTAGGAAAAAATAAAAAGTTCCTTATAAGGTTCGGATTTGACCGCTATCCAAATGCCGATTGGAAAATAGTTTATGAAGGTAAGCAGTGGACTGTTTCGGAAATAAGCCGGGTAAGTGAGAAGAATTTTTATTGGCAACTAACAGCGGTAAGTAAAAACGATGTTTAAAGTTTCAATAAAAGGATTAGCTGAGTTCAAAAAAGAAATTGCTACAGCATCGAAGCAAATAAAAGAAATAGTAAGCGCAGAAGTACAGGCAGCGGGAGCAGAGTTTGTTTCATTAGCTCGTAGAGATGTGCCGGTTGACCAGGGAGCTTTGAAAGGATCTATTTCGTATTTCATGCAGAATGATTTAAGTGCTGTCATTGTTGCTCAAAAGTTCTATGCACCTTTTATCGAGTTCGGAACGAAAGGGAAATACACACCGATACCAGGGACTGAAGATATAGCAGCTCAGTTTAAAGGATACAAAGGCGGAGATTTTATGGAGTTGTTAAGAATGATAGTAAGGTGGGTAAACCGAAAAGGAATAACAGGAAGATATAGTGTTAAGACGAGAAAAAGAGTAGGCAGTAAGATTGACCGGCTGGCCGAAGATTATGCCGCAGCGTGGCCAATAGCTCTTTCAATTTTAAAGAATGGAATTAAGCCACATCCTTTTTTCTTTAAACAGATGGAAGTGGTTTGGCCGAAGATGGTGAACAATATTGAAAAAGCTTTGAAATCACAGACAAGAGTGAGTATCATTTTACCAGGTGAGTTAAGAAAACCTGTAATAGTATGAAAAACGTAAACGGACAAATTCTAAAAGCATGGTATGAACTTTTAAGCGGGAATATTTCTATTCCTGTTTACCGTACTGATGCGCCGTCTACCGAGACTGGTAATTATGTTTTATTAAGAGTGGAGTCAGACCTTGAAAGGAGTAATAACCATTCATTCGTAACGGCTCCGGTGATAATTACAGAAGTGGTGACAAAGTTTAGGGCGAGTATAAATGATGGATTGGCAATTAATATTGATAACGAAATAGGAGTTCTGTTAAAATCAAAGCCCGGCACTCATAACCTGCCTGCGCAGGACGACATAGAGATAGTTGACGTACGGCGGACGAACGCTACATACATAAATGAGGATGATGGCACACACCGTTATCACCGATTGATTACAAGAAACCTGCACCGCGTTGTGCAATTAGTAAA